TTATACACTTTTATTTTATCATATCTTCCCATTATAGTGTAATTAAAAGATCTCCAGTTTTTGGTGTTCCTGTGAAAGTATTAACTGCAATAACAGGGTGAGTGTTTGCAACTTCGGTTTTATAATTTGTTAAATCAGTTTCTAGATTTGTAACGCTAGTAATAGTAGCGTACTTACGGTCAGCTTCTGTTTCAGATAACATTGGTGCCAATGCTTCAGTTAATTCTGTATCAGTTACATACTCTGCAGGTATTACTGTTAAGTACTCTCCTTTAGGTTGTGCACCGATTTGGTCTAGCGTGATATTACCGATAAGTTCTACATTCTCAATGCTAGGTTTGTTCTCTAAGTCTGGGTAAGTCGTTACTGCTGATTGTTCTATCAATGAACGTAATGAAGGAGTAAGCATTGTCTTATCAATACTATCTGCTTGAGGTGTGAAGTAAACACCTGTTACTTCTACTTCATTCTCACTAGAATCAATTGCGTAAATAGAATCAGGGATTCTATAAAAGCCTTTGATACCATCTTCATTAGTACCATAGTACTTCTTAATACCTGCTTGTTCTACACCTGTAATATCATTTGCATAAGTAGATGTACCTATAGATAGGTTACCCTTAATAATATTTTCTAGCAATGTTCCAAAATCTGTGAAATTATTTTCTAAGTTTTGTATTGCTGTAGTGTTTGTTGTAACACGGTCATTAAAGTCATTCCACATTGTGTCAATACTTTTATCTAAGTATGGTATGTGTGGTACCTTTTTTGGGTCATTATCTGTAAACAGAATACGAAGTACTTCTGTATTATAGTCACCTTGTACTCTGTTTAGATTAAGCTTCTCATTATAATTCTCATGAGTAACTACTTCACCATAATTTAAATCAGACTCTTGTTGTATAAAATGAGGAATGAATAATAATCCGTTGTCACTATAATTTAATTTAGTTTTCATATTAACCTCCTATCTTGAACTCATAATTCTGTATACCCATTTTAGTTCAGACAACTCATAGCGTTGTAAAGAAGTGTTTAATAGTTGCAATGAACATCTATACCCACGTCCTTGTAATTGATAACGCACAGTTGCTAAAGCTAAGTCTGGGAACTTAGAAGAATCTAAAGTCCAATGATTTATTTCTGTTTCTACATCAGCTAGTTCTGTAGCTCCTGGTAGTACCAGATTGCTTTGTTCTATAGGTGTGACATATATTTTCCCATAGTCATAGTCGTCTGGGTCTGTTATATGTTGTACCTCATAGTTAGTTGCATCTACATATTCTTGACCATCCACAAAGAAATTAGTGTAGAAACGAATTGCTTTTCCATTTAAATTAAGCAAATTAAATTGAGCTTCTCTAAAACGTTTTGTAGAGACATCGTCTAATGCTACATTACCTGTATCAATATAAGTGTAATTGTCATAGTATTTTGCAAGTACCCATTTACCATCTGTTACAATATCTGACACTCTTTCATAAGTTTGTTTTGTTACAGTGATAGTGTACTCTCCATCCCCTGGATGTGCGAAGAATTCATAGAAAGCACCAGACTGTTTGTTCTTATAAAGAATAGGATTATAACGAGTGCTGTCCTTTCCAATCGTCACGAAATACATACGCCAACTTCTAGATAAAGTGTTGTACACCAAGTGCAAATTCAATCTATGTTCTTGGAAAAAGAATGGGTATGGGTCAGATAGAATAGGCACGATAGTGTATATATAATGTACTTCAGAATCACGTATTAAACTGACTGTGTCTAATACATCAAAGTCATTGAACACGAAATCAGAATTTGGATATTCTTTTTCCATTTCTTGTAACATCTCTACATATACTTTGTTTAATAGATTAACTGTTTCTTTTTTGAAGTCAGTAGTATAGTTTGCAATTGCAGTTGAGTTTACATAGTTCTTTAAATCAGTAGCATCTGATGTGTATTGGTTAGGTTTTAACACATAGAATTGAGTGTCTGTCTTAAAGAATATTTGGTCTTTCAATACAACTAAATTAATAGCATCTATTTCAGGAATATGGATATTGGCTAAAATTCTTTTTTGTACTGAGTTTCTTATTGTAGTTCCTGCAACTACTAACCATATGCTGTCTATTGTAACAACTACTAAATTATCCAAGTAGTTGTGCACAGCTAAGATATCATTGTCAAAAGCCATTGTGTTATTTGGGAATGGGAAATAACTTGGATCTTCTACATCTGAGAAGAAGATTGTGTTTGGTGCTTCAGGTAAACCATAAACACCTACACAGCTTTGCCAACTAATCATTCCTTTACAATTTCTTAAATCAAATGTTTTGTTTTTTAAATTATCGTAAGATGAATCTCCACAGTCTATAAGAATGAAGTAAGGGTATTCTGTCTTTTCATCTGTACCTAAACGAAGTGTTACTCGATATAAGAATGATTTATACTTAGGAATAAATGTATGTAGTAGTTTAGAACCAGGTGTAATACCTTGGTCTTCATCATCTGTTTCAGGGAATGCTTTGATAACTTCCCAATCTTCTGATGTACTTTGTGCGTTAAGTATTTCAATCTTATATTGAAGCTTCGTTGTATCTGTCTCTTCTAAGTCAGGGTATTGATAATATGTTCTAACAGTAACAGCTTTACCCAACTCAGGGGAGAACACAGGCGCAGACGATAGTTCATCTTCGTATAACAACATACCTAAGATAGCTACAGTCCCTCCTGATTCATCTTCAAATACATAAGGTTCTGGATGTAAGATGTTGTAACCACTAGACAACGCTTCTATTGGGTTAAGTACTTTCGGTTCAATCACCTTACGTTTAATACTGTAATGGTCTCCTTCATTAACTAAGATAAGTTTAGTTAAGTCTGGTGCACCGAAGTTGATAATTTCGTTACGTTCTGGGTTAGCCGTAAATTCATTGATTGTGATCTTATCCCCAGAGAATGTAATGATTTCATTATTAAGTACTGTACTAACAGGTCTAGCAACTGAGTCTCTAAAAGGTTTATTAAACGCATACACGTTATTGATACTACGTGCAGCAACATAACCTATATTCTCATTTATGATAGGGACGAACTTTTCATCAGTAGTGTCATAATACAATGCCCAGAATGTTTTTCTATCTGAGTATTCATCCCAGCCATCTGAGATTTGTACCCATTCATCATCAATTTTTTCGTACACAGCATTATCTACAGTACGTTCAATAGCTCCTACATAAAGATGTTTGTTAGGGTCATAGTCAGTTTGTTCTACAAGTTCTGATACTTTATAAAGAGCACCATGTGATAGAACTATATCTTTAGTAGATTCTACTTCTGTGCCTTCTTTATTATAAGCATAGATGTAATCTGTTAAAGTAACAGGACCAAGTTCTGCAGTATAGTCACCGATAGACTGTACAAGTTCACGTCCACGTTTAGGTTTGATATTGCTACCTGTATCATCTATGTCATAATTAATCATTGCTTTGACATAACCTTCTGGTATTACTTGATTTGTTAAGTACATACCGTTAGCAAAGGCATTAAGCTTTGTAGTAAAACGAGGGTTACGCCCAGCTAGTCTATAAAATTCTTGTGTTTGAGCCATTCATAACCACTCCTCTCGGAACTAAATCTCTAGGACCACGTTCTCTATTGTAAGAGAAATCTATGAAACCACCTTCATTGTTTTGGAAGAACCAAGGTACTTGGTTGTGATAGTCACGAACCATGTTGAACAATGCTCGTTCATATCTGTTTTGATAGTCCATAGCAATTTGTTCTCCTTCTTCGTCACGTGTATAGAACTTAACTGCTGTACCTAGAGCTAATACACTTCTGATGTATTTGTCTGGGAATGCATCATAGTTGTCATTACTACGTAAGAATAAAGGTTTATCAAAATCCATTGGAGGAAGGTGATGCCCATGTGGCATTGGTCTTACTGGGCTGTCTTCGACATGCTCAATCCATTTGTTCCAAGATTCTGTAAACTGTACCCAGTCTGACATAGCTGGGAAATTAGCTTGTAATCTTTCATTGATGTCATCAATAACTAAGTCCATATAGTAATAAACATCTGGAGCTCTTAACCTATCTGATGCAATGAAACTTCTGTTTACATAGTCTATAATCTTTTTTATTTCCATAATGTCCTCCTTTTAAAATAAAAAGACAGAGAGTAAACTCCCTGCCTCTTATAAATGTAATTCGCCAGGAGCGTATTCAAAGTTATTTGAAACATCTCCTGCACGTTTTTGACGTGCGATCATGGCATCTATTCTTTTAATTTTGCTTACGATACTGTCAGCATGAGTCTTGTTAATTTTGTAAGACTTACCATCAGCTGGGATGTCTACAATAATACCATTAACAGAAACACGTACAACCTTACCTAAGTATGGTGCATAGAATGGAGAAACAGTTACGATTCTCTTTTCTTCATTTCTATAAGTATTTACAAGACTTTTACGCTTAGCCTCTAATGCATTGTATGCACGAGCAGCGTTTGCTTCAACTGTATCTACAGTAGCTTTAGCTGGTTCAACAGCAGTGCTACCTATTTCATTGTTTGCGTTCATTAGAGCTTCATCTAATGATGTAACATTTTTAGCCATTACGTTATCCTCCTATCTAAATTTAAAACTAAACTAAGTTAGCTTGAGATGGTACGCAGTAGTAGCATACCACAGCTTCAGTTCTTGTTGAACCGAATCCAACACTGTTAATCTTAAATCCGATAGATTGTCTTTGGTCAATAGGGTCTAACACACCAGCAGAACCTAAAGGTTTAACGTACATTTTAGCGTTACCTTGTCCTGCGATTTCAGTTCTAGTTAAACAATCAGCACCTAATACGAATACTCTGTGAACTTTAAGTTCGCTATATCCTTCAGGAATTTCCCATTTTGTTAAGTCAGGAATATAAGAAGCTTTCATACCTGTACGAGAATCTCTAACATAGTTGTCTTCAACAGCAACTTTCTTAGATTCATCTAATGTTTGATATGAAACCTTTCCATTTTCTTCAACTTTGAATACTTTTAAGAAAGTACCGTCAGCTGTAGTATATTCCCCACTATCATCAATATGCATTGTTTCATAGAATTCTAATCCGAACATAGCTGGGATAGGTCCCATAACTTCGTAGAATCCTTTAGTGCTTTGATTGATAGTCATGTATTTTTCAACAAGTGGGTCACTGATCATATCGAAGAAGAAATCAGGAGTACCAATTACATGGTATCTGTTTCCATTTCTAGGTTTAACTAATTGTTTTTTCATTGATAATGCGATGATTCTTAAATCATTTAATGTAGGAACGTCACCGATTTCTAGTTCAGCGAAGTTAGCTTTAGCGTTTGCATAAGCAGCTTGAGCTACAGTAGTTAAAGCTTCTCTTGCAAGTAAGTCTAAAGTTTCCATAGCAACGATTGCATACTCTTTTGTATAGTGTGCAATTACAGGGTCGATTGTTTCGAAGTCAACTCTGTCAGTGAATTCCATGTAACGACCGTAACTGAATGTTCCGATTTCGTAACTTTCCATTGACCCTTTATCAGAGAATGGTGGAACTCCTTCTGCTAATGGAGTAGTGTGAGCTTGTAATGGAGCCCATCTACGGATTTGTAATTTTTCAGCATTACCTTGAATTGGTGTTGTGTTAGCTAATCTATAGAATACAAAGTGTGATTCATCTAAACGGATTGTATCTAATAATTGTTTGTCATAGAATAATTCAGGACGGATTTGGTACCCGTGATTAGTGAAATATTCAATGAATGAATTTATATTAGCAACTGGATTTAAAGCATTTAACATAATATCTACCTCCTATAATAAAACAAAACTATTTCTTACTATTAGGAATGGATTGTAATAGGCTATCGAACTCTGCCATTGTATTTACATTTGTAGATGTTGGGTCTTTTTTACCCGATTTCCCATCAAGGGTTGCAGCATTATTGGCTTTACTGTTTTGTTCTATCCATGTTTGTCTAGCTGCTTCAATATCTCTTGCCTTAAGCTTGTCATAGAATAGCCCTTGGTATAGAGTTATGAAGTTAGTACCAGGAATAGTCAAATCAATATGCTCACGTACTGCTAAGTCAACAAACTCTTTCAAGTCTGCTTCTTTTAGATTTAGCGCTTCTTGCATGTTCTTTAGATTCTGTGTAAACATTTGTCTATTTTGAGCATCAAGAAGAGTACGATTCTGACTTTCTAAAGTGTCCATACGTTTTAACACCTCAGGGCTTACCTGACCTCCTTGGGCTTGAGCTTGTCTTTTATATGAAGCATCTGACATAGCTTCAATGAACGCAGCTTCATCTCCTTGGAAATTAGCACCCTTCATCATGTGTTGTATGAAGTTTTTATATTTAGTATTTTCAGAACGCATTGCAGCAAATGCGGCGTTACGACGATCTGCTTCTGGGTTGTCATCTTGTGTTGCACTAGCGTTTGTAGTGTTATCTGCAGCGTTATCTGCAGTGTCTGCAGAACCATCTGTAGAGCCAAGATCGACTGTTTGATTGTTAGCTTGCGTATCAGTTGTAGTAGGTTGTGCATCTTGTGGAGCACTAGTATCTACACCTAAGTCAGCAAGAATTGCTTGATAATCTTCTGGCATTATGTATCCTCCTTATCTTTGTGATTGCCGAGTTCACAGAGGTAGATAGACTACACGTCATACGGCTGACGGAAGCCTATGCCTATCTGTAATCATTATAACAATGGTTTTAAATTACGTCAACAAAAAAGGACTGAATAGTCCTTTACATTTGCATTGGCATATCCATGCCCATTGTTTGAGCACCCATTCCTGCTTGAGCAGCTTGAGGTGAACCTCCAACTAATCCTCCGATATCTTGAGCAGTGGCAGTGTTACCTAATGTAGTTTGTTGTTGTTGAGCTTGTAATTGGTTAGCTACTTGTTCAACAGCCACATCTGGGTCTACTCCACCTTCAACTAAGTCAGCGAACATTTCTAATGTTTGAGCAACTTGTTCAGATATACGAGTGTTACGTTGGATACCCATACGTTTGAATATCATATCTTTGAATGGGATGTCTTGCATCAATAACCATTCTTCAACAGTAATGATTTCTGGGTCTGGTTTATATTGAGCTTGTTTTTCTAATAGCATGTTAGCTATAGAACTAAGTCTAGCTTTATTTCTTGGTAAGTATGTTTGCACATCTAGTGCGTATCTGAAACGAATATCGTCGTCAACTTTAGGGAAATCAAACTCAACAACTTTAACTTGTTGTGTGATTGGGTCCTTAACTGTGTACTTACGTTTGTCTCCGAAATGAACTAGGTTGTTAACAACTAATTCAGTAAGACGCTTAGAGTATTCTTCCCAGAAGATAATCTTTTGATTGTCTCTTTGAGATGTAGCTTCAAGTAATGAATCCATACCTCCAGTAGTTTGGATAGAACCTGTATTCTTACCTGCATACATTTCATCTACACCAGAACAGTCTTTGATATCTCTACCTAAGTCTTGTTTAGTTTGTAGAATCTCTGGTGGTAATGCTGGGAACTGTGCGTAGTGTACAGCTTTAGTAGCATCACCGTTAACGATGAATGTTTTGTCTGCATCATTACCATACTTAGCGAATTGTCTTAAGTTAATTCCTGAACCTGCATTAATAAATCTTGGTGGACGTTGTGCTTTGTAAGCATGTGTCGCAAGAATAGAGTTAATCAAGTTGTATGTTAGGTTAGATGAGAATTGTTTTGCTGGTTCTGATGCACCAACCAAGTCACCTGCTGGGTTGTTACAATATAGAATAGCAAATGGGAACATCTTAGGTTTTAAATCTGGGTTACAGTATAGAACATATTGGTCATCAAGTAAGTGTACCTCTGCAATCTTGTAACCTTCCTTGTTTCCCTTAGAGTCATCAGCATACATTATATAGAAATAAGTTAGCTTATGGTAATTAGTGTGAGAAGTATTAGTCTTTTGTCTATCAGTAGCAGCTGGTACTGTGTCTGATATCACACCGTTGTCCTTAAGAACACCGACAGCCTTCTCAATCTCAGCGATTCTTTCTTTATATAAGTCTTTAGTCTTAATGTGAACTAAAGAATAGTCGTCATAGTAGTAACAATACTCTGAATTGTCAAACACATCAGCGTATGGGTCACGTCTGAACTTCATTGGGTCTATGTTTTTGAAGACGATGTCACCTTGGTACCAGTAATTCTTAGTACCACCTATCATATCCTTCTTCCATCCGACTTTAGTTATTCCAATGTTCAATAAAGCTGCACGTTCTCCTGCTAATAGTTGGTAGTATTCTGCTTTAACTACGTCCCAGATAGTAGAAAGTGCTGAGTTGAACTCATTAACGAATTGAATATCGTCAGCAGACTTAGGCATAAGCTCTGCATACCTACCAGTTGTGTAGATTGACGCTACAAGATTCTCTTTTATGTAGTTAACCCAGTTAGAATCTGGTGTTAATTGGTAACTTGGGAACTTTGCACGGATAACATCCCACAATTTTCCACGATCAGTACCGTCAAGTATGCGCATACGCTCTAAAACTTTACCGTATCTAGCATCTGTGTCTTTAATCTTGTCTTTAATGTCTTGAAGACACACACCTTTAGGTAAAAGGTCAGCACCATAAACGTCTTTAAGTGCTTTTTTATTTTGATTCTCTACCTTATCAGCCATTATCTGTCACTTCCTCCCATTATATCATTAGTTTCTTTTAGAATATTGTCTAAGTCAGCGTACAACTGATCAGACACAGGGTCTTTCTTTAACATTTCTTGTTCTAATTCTTTAACATCTACAATATCTACAGGGTGTTTGATGTCTTCATGCGTATGATGCACAGAAATTTTAAGTGGTTTCTGTAAAATTAGGTACATTAACAACATACCTATAACTAAAAATAGAAAGTTTGTCATTTAAAATAATCCTCCTTCTATACCAAACGCATTTGTCTGGTCATATCTTAATTCATTTATATCATTTTCTTCGTCAAATTGCCACACTCTTTGGTTCTTTTGTTGCAATTTTTCTTCTTCAGATGAGATAGGTCTACCGTATTCGTCGTAACCTGTTAGACAAAGTCTATTAGGGTTAGCTGGAAGCTCCATACCTATCCATTCTAGAGCGTTGATCGCATGGTTGTTAGCGTCAACTGGTCTGTTCTTCGAGTCTTTATCATCTAATGTTTTAGTTTTGAACTTATAATCTTTGAGTTCTTTAATTAAAAAGTCACAGCAATCCCAAATTTCTAGACACCCAGCTTCGATGTAGTCATTCAAACGAATGATTCTGGCATCAACGTTGATGTGTCCAGGCTTGAACGTAACACCATAGTCTTGGTAATGCGAAATCAAATCCTTCTTGTCATAGTCCCTCTTGTTATTCTTAGGGTCTATGATCGGTGTTGTATACATCTGACCAAACGCAATGTCCTTAGTTCCGTTTTTAAAAATAGCAACTAAGTCTTTTAATGGTGCGTTGTTGGTATGGTCTACTTTATAAACGATAGCTTTGTTACGTTTAGTGTCAATACCTACATAAACAAACGTAGCTTCATCCATAAGACCGTAGTCATGTGCAACAAGTATTCGCCAGTCTGGGAAGTGTCTTGGTGTAAGCGGTTTACCTTCAGAGTCCCTAGGTGTAGGAACCACGCACTTCATAGCATGAGGGTAAACTAAACCTTCAGCAAATAAGAACGAACCGTGAAGGAATCTCTTAACCCACCACTCTGGTTTGTTACGAGAGTTAACTTGTATGTAGTCTGGTGGTAAGTAGTGATTGACGTCAGTAGATGCGATGTGTGTTGAAATAGATTGGTCAATCGTTAGAGCGTCTTGTTGTTCCTTGTAGTCTTCGTCTGCATATCTACCATGTTGGTAAATAGTATCTGAAACTAAAAGAACGTCGGTTCTGATCCATCCTGAGTCAGGGTTCGATTCACAAATCAACTTACGCCAGTCAGCTCCATTGGCTGGGTTCGTAGCTGCAGTGTTACGCAAACGTGTCTTCAATTGGTGGAACGCATCTGCATTAATCTCAGATGCTTCAAGCATAACAACAAGTGAGTAGTTGTTCGAACGTAGTTTGTCTGGGTCGTCGAATGGTCTAAGCATAAGACGTGCTCCGTTAATGAAGTCAATGTAACCTTTTTGTTGAGAACGAGAATCCATGAATGCTGCAGGAAAGCTCTTCTCAAAATCCCTAAGAAGTGTTTGCTCATATTGAGATGTAATGTTCGCACCTAATAGTATGTTAGCGTTAGGTGTTAAGAAAATGTGTTTCTCAATTTCCTTCTCAGATGTCTTCGTCTTACCTGTACCATAGGACCCAAAGTTCCCAATGATTCTGTGTGAGTCTTGGTGAACAGATGCTTGGTGTTCCATCGGATGGTACAAGTCAACGAATGTATTACAAATACTATTCGAACACTCCATCCAGTCTGTAGATGGTGCACCCGATATAGATAAGGTAGGTTGTAACAGTGCGTTACACCTAGGACATCTCTTCTGATTGTAGATAATATCTAATACCGAATCAGGTTGAGATGGGTAATAGTCTTTAACTTCGTCCAACACTTCGTCAATAGTTACAGGCTGTGGTGTTGGAGTTGGATTTGAATTCGAAGAATCTTCATTAATCTTTTCAACTAGTTCGTCAATGCGTGCTTGTTGAATGCGTTGCATTTCCCTAGCACTAATCATTCTTAGATTTCGAAGTTGGAGTAGTTGCTCTGTCGAACTGCATACGTAACTTCATTTTATTGTATTCGTTGTGGAATGCTTTGCGTTCTTTAGCAGACATCTTGTTATATCTGTCCTCAATCTTTTGGTTAGTAAGTTCAAGAATAGCTTCGTCCTCAATAGATAACTTAGGTGCATCTGGGTAGAACTGAGCTAAAACAGTAGAGAAGACTGAGTTCATTGAGTCGAACATAGACTCCTTAATACCTAACTTAGCTGCATCCTTGTCCTTTGTACCAAGTGAGTTGTCTTGGTCGAGCGCAGAATTGGCAACTGCATAAAATGCATTTAGTAAATGTAGGGCTAGAGTACCTGTAAGTTGGAATGCTGTAGCACAGTCCATGTCAGGTGACACGCTGATACCACATTGTCCATCCTCGGCAAGCCCGATAGTAATAGTCTTGTTTAATTTTTCCATAGTATACCTCCTAGGGACATTATAACATATTTCGATTTAAAGTACTACCCTGGGTAAGTTTTATGTTTAGGGAATGAAATGGATTGTTATTAATAGCCACACACACACTAGGCTATATAACGTAATATACCCGACTATAAGTCGGGAAAAATTCAAACCCGACCCAGGGTAAATCTTGTAATTCAAGACACCCTTAGTCATAAAGGAGGAAATGAATATGACAAAACAAATCAAAGGGACAACAAAGAAAGAAACAACAGTTACTAAAGAAGTAGTAACAAATACAACTAAGAAAGAAGGTACCAAGATGACAATTGCACAAGCTCTTAATCAACTAATGTTAGACTATAATGACTATCAAGAGTATAGAAAAACTACAGAACAATCATATGCTTTTGCTAGTAAACAATTAGTATCATCATTTGCTAAACATCTAACTTCAGCAGAACTTGAAAAACTAACTAAGACATACATCTATCAAAGAAGAATGCAAACAAGACTATCAAACTATGTATGGAATGAAAGAAGATTAGATACTGCTTATGGTAAAGAAGACAGAAACATTATGGAATTAACAGATGAAGAAAGAGAATACATCAACAAGAGAAGAGCAAGACAAGCTAAGAAAGGAGGTGCTCAATAATGATAACAGTCATAATGGTATCAGGAGAAAAGATAACAGGTGAGTTAGTGCAAGACTCACCTAACTATCTATATGTACAAACAATCTTAGAATATGATGAGCAAGCAATACAACTATTTGGTAAAGAGTATTGTGAAGCAAACAAAAAATTAATCAACAAATTACCTAAAGATGAAATAAAGGAGGTATGGTAATATGACAGCAGAAGAAAAGTACATAGAATATATTGAACAAGTTGGAGACTTCTACATGCAAGATCCAGTAGAACAAGAAGAAGCAAGACAAATATATCTTGAAGTATTAGAAGAAGAAAACAAATTATTCAATATCTAATATCTATAGAGATTATCAGTACTAACTGGTAGTCTCAATTAGGTACTAGATGCCTAAGAAAGGACATGATAATTATGCACAGATTATTTAACAAACGAAATCCTTACCGTATCCCTTCGGGCTAACTCTATCGACCCTTAGTAAATTTTTTAAACAACAACAACTTACAAATAAACAACACTTTACACTTTTGACAAAGTCACTTGACACTCACTTTACACTACTACTTTACACTTTTTTGTTACTTTTTTAATATAAAAAGTAATATAAATTTCTTTTTTAAAAAGTTATTAAGGGATAAAACAATCAAATTTGAATACGGAATCCGTTACTATCGACTTCATCAAACTTTATTCGACATCCTACTTACCAACTTGAATACAAAATCCGTATTCAAAATCGTCACTATTTCCAAGTAACAACTTTTCAAAAAAAAAATACCAAATTTCAAGCTTTTCACTTTTATTTCAATTCACGGACGCATGATTTAGAATTCGATTGACAGTCGCAAGTGCATTAGAGCCGAACAGAGAATGAAGAGCGACAAGACTGCAGAATGACACTGTGTGTGTAGATACATTAGCTGAGCCCTGGTTTTTCACTACGGAGATGCATGCGTTACTAGCCATGTAAAACCCGTACTATCCAATTACCAAACCAACAAATGTACCACCAAATATACTCACAAGACTATCATAGATACAAACAACTGCAGAACCCATTTACACACATTGCAGGAGAACCTATCACATCAGAACCTATTTTGCAACATCGTTCGTCCAGTGGGGCGCTCCATATTGCAAACTAGAACCATGACGTGATACCCTAACGGGTGCAATGTATGCAAATGAGTTCTTTGAAAATTATATATTAGATAGCTTATGAGTGTAAGTATACGTGGGATCAGAGGTACAACCAATCGCATAGGATAAGGTGATAAGCTTAGAACTAACTTTTACTTAACTAATAACCATACATGAAAGGAGTGATAAGTATGGATGAAAATACATTAACTAAACTTAACAACATGAACAGTATCATCACTGAGTACAAACGTGGATTAATAACATACGATGAATTCGTAACTAAAATGGCATTCCTAATCAATGCCTGTAATCCAGATTCAGAAATAGCATCATGGGACTTAACAGATATTAAATTATAGACCTAATAGGTCTTTCAGTAGTAAGTGTATAGAGTATAATGCTTTGTCTTCACTTGCCAGTGAAAGACTTGTTAGAAAATGAGTCTTAGAAATTCAAATAGAAAATAGAAAGGATTGATTAAAATGAAAAGATTTGAATTTAAACCTAAACTAAGAGGTCTAAACTTAGTAACTATTAAAGAGATTAGTTTTAAAACTAACTCTAGAGGAGAATACATTGACATACATGTTGAATGTAATGGAGATGAACAACATATCTTCAATAATATTAATAGTGATACTGAAGGATATGTAATTATGCAACTTATTAATTTAGGTGACCAATTAGGATTACCTGCAATGAGTGATAAAGAATTACTTGAGGCTGTAAAAGGACAACAAGCAGAAATTGTAGTTTCTGAAAATGGTTTCAGAATAAATCCATACACTCAATTAACAAGCGAAGAAGCCGTAACACTATAAACGGCTTTTTCAACTATTAAGAAAGGAGAATCAAATATGCTAAATCAAGTAGTATTAGTAGGACGTATTGAACATATGGAAACAGTTGATGAAGTGACAACTGTAACAATAATCGTACCAAGAGCTTACAAGAATGTAGATGGTAACTATGATTCCGATCATATACCTGTTCAAATGACAAATAATATAGCAACTAATACATTAAATTATTGCAAAACTAATGACATTATTGGTGTTAAAGGTGCATTACGTAACGTAGGAATCTCAGATAGAATAGAATTAGTAGCTGATAAAGTTACATTCTTATCTAGTAGCCATATAGATGGTA